CCCATAAATCAGGCCGAATTGCAGATTTTTTTATGTCCCAAATTGAGCAAATTTCGATTGCTCTCTCGGCGGGTATGCCCTTCTCGCTTTTTTTCCACTTATACACTGCATTTCTCGATAAACCGAGCTGTGCCGCCATGTCCGTTACGTTGATATTTTGCCAAAAACTGCTCGGTGTCATTTCGCTCGCCTGATTAAAAAAAATCAAATGTACACCAAATGGTTACACATGTGAACCTTTGTCGTTACAAGAAGCAAAATTAGTATTGCTATTAGTCAACTACAGGTTTACATTCGATCTACTAATTAGACAGGAGTAATAGTATGAGCAGGGTGCCGTTTCACCAGCGGATTCAGGAACTACGCCAAGCGCGAGGCCTTAGTCTTCGGCAAATGGCTGAAGAGCTAGAAAAATATGGTGTAAAAGTTTCCCACAACGCAATCGCCAAATGGGAACAGCCAAAAATGGCTGGCGCCACGCGGTTGCCAAGCCAGGAAATAATCGCAGCATTGTGCAAACTTTTTAATGTGAAACCTTCATTTCTCGTCGAAGAAATGTTCTCTAACGTGCGCTCAAAAAGCGATTCTGATCGAATTGCGAAATTATTAGACGTTGAACTGTTGACGGAAGAAGAATTTGCGGCTTTACTCAATGTGAAAGATTTATTCATTAAATCACGCAAGCAGAAAGCAGGGGAAAAATGAACGAGATAGTCGGCACCACTATTAGCAAGCAGGCGTCAGATTTTGTGCGCGACACTGTAGATAGAATTTACCTAGATGAAAATTATCATTGTTGCACTACCGACGAGTTTGAAATTTGGCACGTCGGCTCATGCTGCGTAGGCACATGCGACCAACCTTGCTGTGCGAATGACGACAGGCAGGGGCAAGTTATGACCTGTCATGAATTTTGGTCGCGCAAACCGCTTGTTGCGCAGCACATGAAGAACAACGACTTCCTGCACAACCTAAGAAAAAAAGGCACAGCAAGTTGCGTCATGCAAGTACGTAAGACGCACATTCTGTGGGGCCATGGTAATCGAATCTATAACAAACAAATTCCAGATCACCTTGTTGATGAGTTGGTGTTAGCAGCAAAAGCTCAAAATCTGTTCTCGAAGTCACCAGTTCTTGGTCTTTATATTAACGAGAAAATGCTCGCCTAAAATAATTGTAACCATTTGGTAGACAGCGATTACAATAATCGTTTATGCTCTCATTTCGACATGAAACGAGAGAAGAACGATGGACGCATACAGAAACGAAGTTACACCCTCCCATAACGAACCAAACTTAGACGTACTAGCCGAGCAATGGCTTCAGCAAAAAACGCTGGAAGACAACTGCCGGGCCCGTCGCATAGAGATCGAGCAACAGCTCATCCCGCACCTCGCTCAACGTGAGGAAGGCAGTGCGACAACCACCACAACGTTTGGTCGGAAGATCAAACTAACCACGAAGAACAACTACAAGCTCGACGACATTGCCTTGCAAGCAATCCGCGACAGCGTGCCGGCAAACATGCTGCCGTTGAAGCTCACGCAAACGATTGACGTTGCGCGCTTAAAGTATCTGCGCAATAACGAGCCTGAGACGTATCGCAAGATCGCGAGAGCTTTTACCCACTCCCCTGCCAAGCCCAACGTTTCTATTACAGGGGGTGAGATCTAATGGCTATTGATCTGTCTGCAATCAAAAAGACTAGCGGCCTCAAGCCGCCATCAATGATCGTATTCGGCTCTGCTGGCGTGGGTAAAACCACGTTCGCGGCTGCCGCGCCTAACCCGATTTTTCTACAAACTGAGGCCGGGGAAGGTGCGCTAGAGCTGTCTGCGTTTCCGCTGCTGAAATCATATGACGAGCTGATCGAAGCGATCACCGCGCTGATTGAGCATGAGCACGACTACGGCACCTTAGTGCTCGATAGCTTAGATCATTTAGAGCCGCTGATTTGGAAGAAGGTCTGCCAGGTCGAGGGCAAGAAATCGATAGAAGAGTTTGGCTACGGCAAAGGCTATGTGTTCGCACTCGACTATTGGCGTGAATTTTTAGCCGCTATTAATTCACTGCGCATGCACAAAAACATGTCGTTGATTTTAATCGCGCACACCCACATCCGCGCTTACAACAGCCCGGACACTGAAAGTTACGACCGCTACGAAATCAAGCTGCACGCAAAAGCCAGCGGGCTCATTCAAGAGTCAGTCGATAGCGTGCTTTTTGCGAAGCACAAGATCATTACCAAGAAAGAAGACAAAGGATTTAACCAGACGCGAGTGCGAGGTATCAGCACTGGCGAGCGCGTGCTCTGCACCACTGAGACACCTGGTTACATCGCAAAAAATCGATACGGCTTACCTGATGAGATCGACCTCACTTGGGCAGCCTTCGAGCAAGCAATCGTTAACGCAACAAGTACGGAGAAGTAAAAATGGCGACACTAAGTTTTCAAGCAGATGAAGTTAGCTTCACTGACGAGCCCAGCAAGTACGACCCGATCCCAGAGGGCTTGTACAAGGCTGTCATTATCGACAGTGAAATGAAGCCCACGAAAGCCGGGACTGGCAATTACCTAGAGCTGAAGTTTGAAGTAATCGACAACCAGTACGCCGGTAAGTGGATACGCTCTAGGCTAAATCTTGACAACCCTAACCCTAAAGCCGTGGAGATTGCGCAGCGGGATCTTTCGAGCATTTGTCGGGCGGTGGGCAAAAGTGCAATCGGTGACAGCGAAGAGCTGCACCATAAGCCTATGACCATCAAGGTCGCAATACAGCCAGCGAATGGTGATTATGCAGCATCCAACGAGATCAAAGCGTACTCCCCGGCCGATGCATTGCAGGCTGTCGCGACTCCTGCTGCCGCGCCTTCTACTGCCACTCCAGAGCCCGCACCAGCCGCCGCTGGCAAGAAGCCTTGGGAGTAAGCATGGTGGCATTACCAGAGCCAGCGGATACTACACTCAACGCCGTGGAGCGAGCGCTTGAGTCGGGTCAGGCCACCGATGGTGGCCGGGCTCACCTCGGCGGCAGCATAATCGGTCGCGAGTGCAAGCGAGAGTTGTGGTTTAGTTTTCGTTGGGGGACCGTCGTTGTACATCTTGCGCGCTTGTTGCGCCTCTTTGCACGCGGCGCCCGAGAGGAAGATTGGTTTAATCATCTGCTCACGCAGGCCGGCGTAACGGTCTGGGATGTCGATCCTGATACGAAACAGCAGTTCAGGGTCGAGGCAGTCGGTGGTCATTTCGGAGGCAGCTTAGACGGCGTGGTCATGGGGCTGCGTGAAGCCCCGCAAGTACCGCATGTCTCTGAGCAAAAGACGCACGCTGCAAAAAGTTTCGAAGACGTACAAAAGAAGGGCGTCGAAAAATCAAAGCCCGAGCACTACGCGCAGATGCAAGTCTATATGCATCTGATGGATCTGCCTTGGGCGTTTTACCAGGCAGTGAACAAGAATACCGATGCGCTCTATTACGAGCGTGTCGAGTACGACAAGCCCGCTGCGGAGGCTCTAATCCGCAAGGCCGAACACATCATCACAAGCGATCGTCCGCCCGAGGGCATCAGCAACGATCCTTCTTTCTACAAGTGTAAATTCTGCGACCACAGCTTCCTCTGCCACGGATACGAAACGCCCGCACTGAGCTGCCGCACCTGTGCTTTCGCGACAGCAGAGATCGATGGTGATGCGCGTTGGTCATGCGCTCGTCATAAGAAAAATATCAGCGTCGAGGATCAACGGCTGGCCTGCGACAAGCACCTGTTTATCCCTGAGCTCTTGGAGACTTGGGCTGAGGTCCAAGACGGCACTGAGGAGCACGTCACCTACAAGAATAAATTGACGGGTCATGAGTTCATCAATGGCCTTGGCGGGTACTCGTCGAAAGAGATAAGCCGAGCACGGGATGTTAAGGCTATTGGCGATCCAGGCGTCGATCAGTTTCGGGAAAATTTTAATGCGGAGGTAACAGGGTGAGCAAAATTTTTATACAAGTTGAAGGCGAAGATATGGATCGTTTTTTGAATCAGCAAGACGAGATAGCAGAAACGCTGTCGCGACTTTTATCAATCATAGAAGGCTTGGTTGATGAAGCGTCAAACGACTAAACGAGAAGTCAGCCCAGAGAAGATTCAGTTCAAGTACCCGAGGCAATCCTGCGGCTATTGCGAGAACCTGATATTCAACTGGTGCGCGATTTTCGATGACGCCGTGCCCAAAAGTTTTCTAACTACAAAAAACGATTGTGAGCACTTCCGTGAAGCGCTTGCCCCATAGCTATTCGGCAGAGCACTACAAGAAATGTCCTGGTTGCGACCACTGGATTAAGAAGAAGACGGCGCTGTGCAGGCGCTGCGTTCGAAAGAAGAGTTTCGATTTAGAAGTGTGGCTCTGCAAGCCTGCCGATTACTGGGTGAGAGCTAAATGGCGACCCTACGATTTTGACGAGACGGAATTAGAAGAACAGGAGCAAGACAATGAGCAACCCATTCGACCGCCAAATTTCTGGTGATCATTACAAAGACTTTGCGATAGAGCCAATTCGTTTCTGCCAAAAGAATGGCCTGGGCGCAGCAGAGAGCAACATTGTGAAGTATGCGTGTCGATGGAAGCGCAAACACACCGGCAATCTGGACGATCTAAGAAAGATTATTCACTACGCAGAGCTGCTAATCGCAATGGAGCTGGAGACCGGCGACTGCCCAGAGCAAGAAGAATTTAGGAGTGCCCGCGGGTTCAAAACTTTCAGCGAAGAAGAAGAGATAACAAGGATCGATAACGATGTTTAAGCAAAGACGATGGGGAGATAACCCCGCAGCCGAAAGTACATTTTCTCGGTCGTTTATTTTAACTATTTTTCTGCTATCTGCTTCGGCATTAGCAATCGGATTCTTGCTATGATCGCGGTAAGCAGAGAGAAATTAGCAAAAGACATTGGTGTAACGCCAGACACGATCAGGGGCTGGCAGGACCGTCATTTCGAAAAAGGCGTACACTACACGGTCGTCGGCAAGACAACCCTATACTATTTATCCGACATCGAACGCTGGTTAGTTTCCAGAAAAAGCGGTGTAACGCAAGCGGTGTAACGAACACCAAAACCCCCATTTTTATTGGCTTAAATGATATAGTTCGATTCCGACCCCAGCCTCCA